GACTAAGATCGTTTCTAGTCACAGCATTGCTGACATGCTTGTCTAGAGTAATTGCTGGAACCCCTGCCCAAATAGATTCTACAGCACTGTTAGAATTAATACTAATTGTACAGTAATACTCGCCATCTAATAGTTGTTGATACAAGCTAGTTCTAGTTTTTTTATTTGTTTTTGATCTAAATTCTATAGGACGATCTGTATATTTTTTTAATTCTTCGGCTACCTGTTGACCCCAGGATTTAGCTTCAACATGAAATATTCCAGCAGCGAATTCTCCAGGTTCCACGATTAAGATCTTAGAACCATCTTTACGCCAAGGTTGAGGAAAACTTGTGAAGTTTGATAATCGATTCGCTGGTGCTACGAAACTTTGATTGAAGTGTAGATGATTTCGAGTCAACCTATGCCATTTTTTATTAAGCTCTATGAAATTAGTATAGCCGCTGTCTATAAACCAAAAAGGAAAATTGTTGTCTATTTTACTTACTAGGATCTGTTCGTTGCCCACAGTGTTACGCAATAAGCAATCTTCTTCTACTGTATCAAAATCTCGTCGACGCATCATTTCTGCATCAGGATCAATTTGTAGACCCACAGTTTTAATAAAATTTTGTTTTGGGTGAAATCGATAGATTTCTAATATTCGATCTTCGCCTAATTGATCGATGAGAATGTCTATACGTTTGTGTATGTTTTTATAAAAATATTCTTTGTGATTAGCGATCTGTTGATTCACTAAATCAACCCATGCTTTGAGATCTTTGCGAACTCCCTGGGTAATTTTTTGTTTAATTTTATCTCTGTGTTTTTCTAGATTAAAATTAGATTTATTTTTAGTTTCGATAATTCCATGGATCATTCCAGCAGTATGCCGTTCGTCTAATTCGATATGCTTACAAGCATCTATTACATTTACTAATTCAATTAAGAATCTGGCTATTTCTTTGTCGTTAAGTAGAAGTTTCATTTAATATTTTCCATGCTGTTCCGTCTAAGATTTCTTCTTCTCGAAATTGACCATAGGCCAATGTTCTGCATTGTTTAGTTATAGTTTCTAGAGAGGGTTTATAAGGATCCTTTAACATTGACAGATCAGTCGATGCTAAAGGAGAAGCTGCACAGGGCACTGAAATAAATGCTGGAATTCCGTATAATACTGATTCCAATGATGCGATACTGTTAAATGAAACAGTGGCATAAACGCCAGAATCGAAAGCTGAGTAAATTGAATATCCATGATTTCTTTCACTTCTTGCACCTTTTACTCTTACTTCAATAGGAAGATTTGAATAAGTTTTAATTTTTTCTGTAGTTTCCGCTATCCACTGGTCGCAATCGACGTCGTAATATCTACAGGCTTTGGGATTTGGTAATACCAATAGAATTTTTTGATTATACGGTTTCCACCCACCCCATGCTAGTCGACGATCTTGTTTTAATAGATTTTCCCATCGATCTCCAGGAACCTCCAGCGATGTTAAATGTTGTAGATCGTTTTTAACGACTCGATGCCACCATTTTTTTCCCGATTTATTTACATCGCTAGGGAAATTACCTACATATCCTGTATCTATATAATAAAAATCTCTATTATTTTTTTGACATTCAACTATTTCGCTTTTGCTAGTCACTCCACGTACAACCATCGGCTTGGTAGTTTCGTTAATGTCAACAGTGCAAAAATTATTTGATCCTTGTACTAGGGATTGTTCTAAAGACAGCTCATCCATTTAATATCATCTCCATGGCTTTACCTGTTTTTAATTCTGATGTATGAAATTGACCATATGCTAAATGACAACCCCATGCATATAATTTATCCATGTCCGGATAATAAGGATTTTCAATTTTGGACAGATCCTGCGAAGACACAGGACTTGCTGCGTTCGCAGGTGCAAGGGTGAATGCTGGAATACCGTGAAATATTGCTTCAGTGGCAGCAACGCTATTGAATGTGACTAGTGCAAATACGTCATCGTCTAGGGCCTGTTGTAGAGTATCTCTTGCTATTCTATCTATTCTTTTGGGTGCTCGTTCTCTAACTTCTATAGGTCGATCTGTATATTTTTTAACAGTATCAATGGTATGCTGCAGCCATATATCTAGATCATACCCGTAAAATTTCATTGGCTTTTCGTCGGGTTTGGCAATTAATATTTTTCTACCATTCTTTTTCCAAGGTTGGAATTTTTTCTTAAAGTCATTAAATCTATCCCCCGGTCGAGGAATTATTTCACCATGTTGAAGATCATTCTTAACGATGCGGTGCCAGTATTTCCATCCGTTGGGATTTGAACTTGTTCGTTCGTTGCCAAAATATCCGGTATCCATATAGTAGAAAGTTCTTTTGTCTTCCCAACACCTATGTATTATTTTCTTTTTAAGGATTCCCCTTAATACTATCGGTCTTTTCGATTCTTCGTAGACAAATAGGTCTGTATCAAGCGTCTGGAAGCCACAGCCAGCAGCGAACATATTAATATATTCGTCTTCGTCACCCTTACTTAAAAATAACCAATCGTTCATTTGATACTTTCATCAATGTTGTGCTGTAGACAATATTCTGTATAGATCCTCTCGCGATGCCATTCGTCGCCCATTGGAGTAGTAGCAAATTCATGGAAGCTAGGAGTACCTAATGTATAGTGTAAAAGTTTTGCACCCGGATTGGCTCCATATTCGTCCGGCAACCAATTCCATTCGATAGGTAGTTGTCCCACTAAATTCGCATCTAACCAGGTGAATCGATGCAGAGTAGCACCGGTAGCAGATTGTATAAACTCAGGAGTTACAGATCTATTAGCGGGATGCCCGCAATTCCAAAGTATCACACTGCTCCAATTCTTGCAGGGATAATTTTCATTTTTAGAACCAAGATATTTTTCAGTCATTTTGGTTTGATAATTGTGTTTGACTACCATCACTGCTTTTGAATCATCACGTAATGACCATAGTTTTTCTATGTCATCTCTTAACAACATATCACCGTCCATAAAAATAGCCCATCCTTTATATTCCATGAGATGCGGCACTAGAAATCGACTGTAAATGAAATGATTGCTACCGTCTGTGTGCTGTTCTTTATAGTCTTTTAATATATTTAGAGCCAGAGGTGTTATTGACACAGGGTGGCTCGAATGCCTAATAATGCTGTTTGTACACACATGATATGCGATAGCTTCTCGTGGGTCAAACCCGATAAAAATTGGAATCATTTTCGTTCTATATCCTCTTCTATACAATTTTTGCCGTATTGTATTTCAATAATTTTCAATGGTTGGTCTGTTTCGTTAGATAGTTGATGCCATTCTGTTTGTCTAATATGCACATGTTGAAACTGTTCATAAATTCCTAATAATTCTTCGTCGGTGGATGCAGAATTAACTGTATAGACTGTGGCTGTTCCCTCTGCCACAAACCAATGTTCTGCGCGATCTTTGTGTCGTTGCATGGATAATCTTTTGCCGGGATCTACTGTTAATTCTTTTAATTTTACTTCATGCCCTTGTTCGTGTAGAATTCTCCAATGCCCCCATTGCCTAGATGTTTTAGGAGCTTTCCATTCTTGCAAAATCCACGAGCTAGAATTTTTCTTATCCTCGCCGCCGACTCCGAATACAAATTCTAAGTTGTTGTCTTGAATATCCATTTCTGGAATATTTGTAGGAGTTCTATCACCGCCGTTAGCAAAGATGATGATATCTTCCGGAAACTGTTTTCTAACTTCTAGTATGGCGTCTTTAGATGATCCGTCAGCATCGTCAAACTCATAAACAATACCGTCTACACATTTAATGTTGGCTACGATATCTGCTCGTTCTTTGCAGGGCATAAAAGGAGACCCCTTCTTGCGTGTTAACCATGCATCTGAGTTAACTCCTACAAGGAGTATGTCTCCTAACGCCTTCGCAGCATTGAAATAGGCTATGTGTCCAGAATGTATAGGATCAAATCCGCCAGTAACTAATACGATTGTTTTCATGCAGATATTTATCTGCGTATATTATTGGTGATTTAAAGAGTGGCGTCTTCGAGTCCGGCAGTGCGGAGTTTAACGATATTTGATACCTGCCACTGTTTGATATCAAGTGCTTTAATAATGCCTAACCACTTGTTTCTTAACAGAGCGAAGTCATTAATGATCTTTTCAAAATCAACAACATCGGCCTCGCCTTCTACAAATTTCTCGCAATCTCTAGAGCTCAGTGCTCTCTGATAATTTTCAAGATATTTACGGAAGTGGCTGCTGCGCAACCTGCGAAGCTCGATGTTGAGGTATTCTAATATACCTTCGATTTCTTGTAACTGATTAAATCTATTTTCAACGATGCCCGGCATCTGTGACGAGATCTTTTCTAAACTACCAGATACCTTACAATCAAACTTTGCTTGAAGTAATTCGGTTTCGTAATAGGCCACAGCATCCGGAATGGAACTAATATCTTTTGAAACTTTATCGTACCAGTTCATTCGTCCTCTTCTTCGTAGCCGTCATAGCTGTCGTATTCTTCTTCAATTTCTTCACCGTCAATGGCATATTCGATAGCTTGATCTAGATACGGGTCAAT